ATGTACCCACCGTTTTCAGACTCAATCGTAGAGTTTTGGATGTAGCCGCCGGATACAATAACTTGACAGTTTTGGTGGGAGGTCTCGCGTGCCCCAATGAATTGTTTGCCATTGGTACCAATTGCTATGGTGAATTGGGACTTGGAACCAATGAATCCATTGTCTGCTGGAAACAATTGAACAGATGCATTTTCGATTGCCAAGTTAGTAGTGTATTTGCTGGTAAATATGTCACTTTCTATGTTACTCAGTCCCACAGTGTTTATGGATCCGGACAATGGAAATGCTTTGTCAATTCCAATAGTCCCGTTATTATTAAATCTATTTGCCAGTCTTGGAAGATCAGACAAATGGCCATTGCTAAGAATCACATTGTTCTTTTGGGTGCTGATGGTTGTATTTTTGGTTTGGGTGACAACAGTTTGGGAGAACTTGGTTTGTGCCATTTGGAATGTGTTAACAAACCGACTCCCCTTGTTTTCTTCTACAAACTAAATAGTTGTGTGGCCAAACAATTGCGCGAAGGATTGACTCATCCAGTGGAATATAACTACAAGAAATGTAACAAACCAGGAAAATATGATGGTTGTGATGGATGTGGTGCACCTGGCAAATACAATGGACCTTGTGGTGGACCTACTCCTTATGGTGGACCTGGCCCCTGTGGACCCGCTCCTTGCGGACCATGTGGACCATGTGATGCGGTCAAATATTTCAGATATCCTAAGAACCCCAAAAAATATTTGCCAAATGCCAGGCTTTATCCCAAATTCGGCAAATATTAAATTACGTTTGAATTAATATTTTAGTTAGGTTAAAACATATAACATAACTAAAATATATGATTGCTTGAAATATATTATGATTGAACAATTCAAACATTCGTTCAGAAAATATAGTTTCATTTTAAATGTTTGCAAAAGATGTTTGAGAAAGACGTTTGAAAAAGATGTTTGAAAAAGTATAAGTTTTTTAAGATCCCACCAATCGTAATATAATTATCTGGAATATTATATATATATACGAATGTCGTACAAATCATTGACTTCATTGAATAAGAAGAAATTCTCTGACAAACCAAAAACCGTCAAAGGAGGTTGCACCAAGAACAAGAGTTGTGACAAATACTTCGATGACGACGTTTGTGGATATGCTCCTGTTTGTTGCCAACCATGTAAAATCAAATGCCAACCAAGTCAATTTTACTTCAAACCCGGTAAAGTATGTCCTGGAAAATTTGAAGCTCCCAAAATTATTCCCGGAAAATTCGAACCTTGGCAATTTGAGCCTCCATGTTGTCAATTTGAACCTGGATTTTGCAAAGTCAAACCTGGTAAATATTATTACCAACCTATCAAATGTCCTAAATGTCCTCCATGTCCTCCCTGTGTTCCATGCCAATCTTTTTGTGGACCCTGTGATTTTGGATTTGGATTTGATAATTTTGGCTACGGTGGCAAACCCAAAAAGACTTACCAAAAAACCGGTGCATGCACCAAGAGCTGTAACAAAGGTTGCAACAAAGGCAATTAGAAATATTAATTAGTTATAACATATTCTGAGAAACATATTCCCAGAAACAAAAAACATTGACCAATTTAAAAATGATATATTTACCATTTTTAAATATTCAATCAATTTGTTAATAATTATCTCACCATGATAATATAGTAATCATAATGGCAACAATACCTGATACTATGAAAACAATTTCGAAAGATATCCAACACACCTTTGAAGAATTGGTCAAATTGCTTTTGAGAAAAAGTATTAGACCTGCCATTAATCCCCTCAAGAACAATACCAAAATTGTCTATAACAATTATTTGAATCGTTATGAACGAGGATTAATTGGAACTGCCAGTGAAGATTGCGTAAATAAATATCACTATATCATGACCAACGAAAGTCTTGGATGGAATGGTGAAGTTTTGGCCAACTTCAAAGTAATACCCAAAACAACTAAAAATAATATTGCACAAAGGTTCCCAGCTGGTGGAGTGAAAAATTATCGTTGCAACAGACAAAAATCACGTGTATTTTTCACGGACAAAGAGAGTAAGAACTTCAAGTTTTCCAGATCTTCATTCACGCCCATGCAATATCGAAATTTTATTAATTTTTTATCAAACAGAAACATGCCTTCGCTCATTGCTAATAAAAATTCCGCTTTTGTTTATACCTCTGACATTCCGTATACATATAGTTTCAAACAACTAGAAAGTATTGGTAAAGACATTATTGATCAAACAGATCCTTGCATTCCTGGCGAAGAATCTGCCAAAATGTCAACCGCTATGTTGCGTGTCAGATTATACATTTTGGAGCAAGATTTAGCCAATTTATCGGTAGATCATCCAACAATTTTTGACGCGTATATTGAAATGTTGCGTATCATTAATTCTGTTCCAAAAAGTAAAATTTTGTGGGTTATTAACTTGATTGCTGCTTTGACTTATCAAAACTGGCAAGATCTTCCGGAAAATCAAAAAAAATCATATCTTAATGCTCTGGGTAAAGATTTTATTTCGGCTTTCAATGCCAATGAACTTATTACCATATTACTACAATCTAACTCATCCGAATTAATTATTAGTAGTTCCTATTTGTATTCTTTGTTAAAAATGTTATTTATTGTATTTGGCTATAGTAAATTGGTACCGTTAGTCGCAGACAGATGCGACGAACAACAAGCAGCTTTATGTGAAAAATTAAAGAAACATATTGAACGATATAAAGGTGCAACATTCAGGCGTGGTGATGGTTGTCGATCTAACTATTTAATTCGGGAAACCAAACCCAAGAATATTCACCCCATGACCAACCAACATAACCAAAATAACCGGACCCATGCCAATGATTATGATTCCAATTATGATTCCAATTATGATTCCAATTATGATTCCAATTATGATTCCAATTATGATTCCAATCATGATCCCAATTATGACTCTGGCTATGATTCTGACAATTATATACACAATCCCAATTCTTATCACGATCATCACAATGACCATCATGACAACTATCCAAACGAGGAAATATATACCGAAGTCTATAATAATCCGACATTCATCACGTCAACAAATCGCAATCGTAATCAAAATTTTGTTGATGTCAGTAACATTCCCAGGAGCGGTGACATGATGCCCGCGGATAATTATGTGCATAAATATCACAAACCGGATCCCGAACCTCTGGACCAATGCATATACCAATTCATAAAACTTTTTGGAGATCTTTATCCAACTTTGGTAGGATTAATGGGTGGGACGGAGGAGTTTCCGCCAGAATCACTTGAAATTTCTTGTAACGAAATACCCGATAATTATGATGGTTTGGCTTCTCTGCCGGAATATTTTTGGAGATTTAATGACTTTTCTTATTGTCGATATTTAGAGTATATCGGTTCCAGACAATTAGCCAATGTCATCAATTCCAAAATTAATGCCAAGGCACGCTACTTGAATTCGATTTGAATTTCGTAATAGTTATAATTTGATAACTGTATTAGAATATATTGTAATTTATTGTAATATATTCTAAGTTTGACTTAAATATTATAGTGTTATAACATTATAATCTCACAAAGTAATAGTAACAAATGGATCGACCAATAGTCAAAGTTTTTTACGATGCAGACGAAAATATTTACTTGATAGATAAGTATCAAATTTTGTATTTGTACGATAACCAAGAAAAAATGTATCCATTTTTGGCCACGATGGACAATATCAAAAATTGTTTCTATTTGGATGGTTTTTATTATGTTCATCATGCCAGAACGATTAGTCAATTTAACATCAATTTGTCACCAGTTGTGGTGCAGACTCACAATTGGATTGGTCATAATATTGACCAGGTTTGTTATCATACAGAATCTAATTTGATAGCCACTTTGGAAGATGGCCAAGTTTTTATTAATTACACTATGACCGTTTATCCAACTGTTTTCGATTTATTGGGAGAACGACAACGCATGAAAATACGTCGTATTCCTCTAAATCATACTTGTCGAAACACACATCGCAACATGCATCGCATTGATTTTATTAAAATTATTGATGGCATTTTGTTGACACTAAATCATAATATGGTTCATATGTATTTATTGGCAGATAATAATATTTCCTATGTCACTAATTTCAGTTTGGATCCTGTTATATACCATCAAATATACAAGTACAATTTCAAATATAATCATTTTGAATTATATAACGGATATGTCTTACGATCTGATGGCAATGTTTTGTTACCGGATGGATATGTTTATTATGAGAATTATCATAATCCAATTCCTGGAATAAATAATTTGATTTATTTACACAGCAAAATATTTATTTTACGACAAGATTGTTATTTGTTTTGTTATTATCAACAATCTGTTCGTGATATTTATATTCAATCACTTTTGAATATTTTGTGTGATTTGGTATGCAGTGTGTCTGATATTACGGACAAAGATAAACTCATTTCTTTTTACATGCCACCGAACTTTCAAATAGAAATTATCAACGGGCAAAAAACTCAGTTATTAATAATTAATGGATCTGTTTATTATTTTGATAAACTATTGAGAAAAATGATTATCACGGAGGAAACTATTTCTTATGACAACTTAGATAATTTTTCCCACAAAAAGAGACAAATTATGACCATCGATATTAGAACTGACCAGTCAGTGACCCAGCAATTGTTGAATATAATTCCCCAAATTTATCGATTAAATTGCCAACTATTATTTGAATTTAACCAGGTAGATGCTGATGGTAACGTTATTAGTTATGGTGAAGGTGTGACTCGCGAAATGTTCAATACATTGAGAATCGAATTGGACAAGATATTGGAAAACAAATTTGTCAGCTATGATAGAATCACCGTGCATAATTTGGGAAAGTTATTTTATTTTTGTAATTGTGATGGCCAGGAAAAATTTTTTAGAATGCATCCTTACTTTTTTTATTTATTAGCCAAACCAGATGACTATTTATTTTTGTTCAAAAAATTTAAAGGCAATGACTATTCACTTTACCAAAAACAATATATCACATTTAGTCAAAATCCTGGTGCTTTACAGGACCTGGATTTGGACATTAATTCGGTGGAAGAATATGTAGAATTTTTGATGGCAGGTGATTTAACTAACGAACAAAAATCATTATACAAAGTGTTTTTGGATGGATACTTGTTCTTCGAGAAAAGACATCCACATTTTCCCTTATTCAAAAATTTTCCTTTGTCCTTCTACTATCAAAAACTTGTTGGTATAGGTCATACTGAATCATATTTGGAATTTCACAACAAAATGAATATGGACAAAGATTATTTTAACAATTGTTGTCACAAATTCTATTCCATTTTTTTGACCTTGAGCGAGGAACAGATAATCAATTTCAATCAAAATATCACCGGCAGTCAATACTATCAGGGTATGATTTATATTGTTTTTTCTTACAAAAAAAATAAATCGGTTGCCGTTTATAATGAGTATGCCAATGAGAATGCCAATGAGAATGCCAACGAGAATGCCAACGAGAGTAATGGCCAAAACATTAGCCATTCAGATTTCCATCTGAATGATGTGGAAAATGCTGTTGATCATCAGATTGGAAACATTGATCCAGGAAATATGGAACCAGACGGAACAGATATTATCGTTACGAATCATAACCCAGCAACAAATCCTAGTACCAATGAACCCATTTACCAAATTAGCACGTGTCATACACAACTCGTCATTAACGTCAAACCTACGAGGAAAAATTTGGAACAAATCATACAAATGTTGACTATTGTTGATCCCATTTTGAAAAACTAAAAAAATTGATTTATTTAATACTGTTTACATAAAAATATATTATTAATATCACATAAGGCACTATGAATAACATAAAATACATTGGCCTGGCCAACGAAAATATTTTGGTTATAGATAATGAACACAAAATATGGGTCATGGGTGAAAATTTGTATAATATTTTTCACTACGGAGAAAAAATGTCGGCCGCCTATACACCAGTTTACACAGGTATTACATTGGATGAAAATGAAACTGTGAAAAAATTTCATGTCTATTTGAATTTCATGAGTATTTGGACCAACAAAGGTAAATTATATATTTCGCGCAGGAAAAAACATAAAAATCATAAAAACACAACGTTATCCGTACTAATTTCCGATAGTGAACCAGAAACTGATACAGAAGATGATGGTAACAATAATGGTAGTGATGGCGAATATGAATTTGAATCAGACACCAAATCAGACAATGAGAGTGATAGCGAATTATTTATCTCAGATATTTTTCTCGCGCAAAGCGAAAATTTATCAAGAGTACGAGATATGATCACCAGCCGATTTATTGTTGCAGAAAATAATTCTGCCAATAATTCAAATGAAAAAGCAGTCAATACAAACGAATTAAATAATGTGAGTGATTCCAGTGATCCAAGCAGTGACTCCAGTGATCGGTCTGACCATAATATCAGGCATGCTGATGTATTAATGTCAATCACGGATGCTCATGTTATGTCCA